CGCCTTCCACCGGAGACCAGGGACCGGACCAATTCAACGCCCGGTCTTCGAGATTAATAGCAATATCATCCGCATCCCCCGGCGCTGCATCGTTATAAGAAAAGTCAATCAGCGACTTGGCGAGATCCGTGGTAATGTCCTTGCCATTGTACGTGATCACTAGCACCGCCCTGCGTGCGTCCTGCATGTTCTCCACGTTAATCCTCCCTTCTCCACGGAGGCAGCGTGTCAGCAGCGTCAGCCGGCTTATCCGGCACAGCCAGAATGACGCCTCCGGAAAATACAACTATCGAAACATACTCCGGATTGGCATTGATGAGCAGCGTCATAAGGCTTGCCTGCTCATAAACTTTAAAGGCGATACCATCCCAGGTATCGCCTTGTACAGTGGTATAAGTCATGTCGATAGGCTCCTCCTCCTAGACTGACGTTTATAATCTGAAAACTGTTTCCCGAACTCTTGCTGATTCCGCTGTTCCATTTTCTGTACCGCTTCCTGATCCGCTGGGCCGTAGAAATTGAATATCGGCTTATAGATGAAATCTCCAATGGTGGTCCCGCCAGCGTCTCCGCCTCCCATACTGCGGTTTGCAGCCTGCAGGAGAGCCTGAGATCGAGCTGAATTGTTTTCAGGGATAATCCATTCCGGTGAACGCCCCTCGCCTATCCACGCCAGTTCTGGACTGTCCACATAACCGCCATTCGCATAACCGCCGACATGGGGAAGGGTGGGTATGTCGAAACCGAATGTATCCCCTCCAATACCAGGTACCCAATCAGGAACATCGAATTTGACTTTGTTTATCCCGCGAATGGCTGCGTTAATGGCATCGACGGCCACATTAATCGGGAATACGAGAATGGCCCCGATACCGGTAAAGATCCCCTCAAAGACTTCGCGAACGCCCTGCCAGGCTTTACCCCAATCACCGCTAAATACACCGGTGACAAAGTCGATGATACCACCCAATGAAGTCAGCAGACCGCTAATTACGCCGCCGATGGCATCAATGGCATTGGACACTACGATTTTAATCGCTCCCCAAACAAAATCGAAGGTTGCGAACAAATTATCCAGCGTAGGCTTCAACGCTTCGAACGTCCGGCTGATCCATCCGCCGATAGCGCCGAACGCTTCCTGAACTTTGGATGCAATACCCATGATTTGCGGCATAAGGGCGGATATTAACCGGGCAACCTGCGGGAATGCCTGGGTGCTCAGGTAATTGAAGATATTCTGCACGATTGGCCACATTTTCCCGGCGAGATAAGTTGCGATTGGAAACACGGCGGTGTATATCGCCTTGAAGCCAGAGACGGCCGTAGTCACCAGCGCCCCCACAATCGGGGCAACAGTTTTGACGATGGTTCCCAAGGAGACGAATATACTTCTGATATTCGGCCATAACCCCAACAGGTTCTTACCAAAATCAGCCCAATAGTCCATGAGCCCGCCGACAATATCCTTGAATCCGGAGGTAATGCCTTTCATGTCCTTCTTCTTGAATCCGAGCATTTCAGTGATGCTAATTTTCCCAGTAAATAGGCCCTTAATATCACCGACAACACCAGCGACGGAATCGTAAACACTTTGAATGCTGAGCGCGATTTCTTCAGCAGTCTCCTTGTCCATACCGAAGGCTGTCAAATAATTTTCCGTGATGCCTCTCATTTCGCCGTCAAAACCGTTTTCATACAACCACTGGACATTCGTTGCAGCTTCTTTGATGGCTCCACCAACTTTTTTGAATCCACCCATTACCTTCGGTACCCATTCGGTCATTTTGGCAGCCATACCCGAAAAAAATGGAAGCAATTCTTTCGAAATTGGTAGGATAAGCGATGTTTGTAGGGTACGACCTATCCCCCCGAACGCTTGACCTATGGTATTGTACTTGACCTTACCAATCTCTTCCATGGTATTTTTGGTCATGTCGAACTGACTTTTTGCAGAGGTCATAGCCTTGACAACGCGTGATTCCAGATCTTCTGCTTGGGTGCCAAACAATTGTACCGACACCGCATTAGCTACCACTGGATCTTTTACAGCGGCAATGGCTTTAGCAGTTTTAAGGAAGGCTTCTTGTGCCGTCTTCCCACCTGCATTAAACTCTGCGGTCATTTTCACACCATTTAAGCCGAGCTCTTTGTAGGCTGCTAAGGAATTTTTCGAACCATCTTTTGTTCTAATGCCGAATTCCTTAATCCCATCCCCTACCTTGTCAAGTGAAAACGCGCCTGCCTCCATCCCAGCAGCAAAGGTATCAAACATTTGATTTGCTGAGAATCCCAGCTGAGCAAAATACACGCTGTATTCGTTAGCTGTATCTAATAAGTCCATGCTCTTTGATAAGGGACCGGATGCTCCTTGCGCCAAAAGGTTGTATGCATCAGTCGATGTAATACCAAAATTCTTCATCATAGTATCTGCTGCTTTAACTGATTCTGCAATATCTTCGCTAAACACGTCAGAATATATCATTGCGTTCTTGGTTGTATTCTCTAAATCAGTGCCAGTTAATTGGGTCACTTTGCGTACTGCGCTCATGCTCTCAGCTACATCATAGAAGCCTTCACCCATATTCTGGTTATATAGACTTTCAGCAATTGCACTGAATCCTTCCATTTGCTCTGCAGATGAATTCGTGCTTGCCTGTAGTTGATTCATTGCTTCTTGATATTCCTCAGAAAAAGAGAATACAGCATGGCCGGCTAACCCAAGCCCAGCCACAGCAGCAACTCCGATGCCTCCAGCAATCGCGGCACCACCTAAGGCCCAAGCCCCAGAACTACCTCCATCACCTTCACTGCCCCCGCCTCCTCCGCCAGGATCTCCCGGCTGCGGTCCTTGGATGTCGTTAATCTCCCGCATGCGGCGCTCGAGATCTTGCATATCCCGGGTATACCGCTGCAAATCATTGCCGAACATATTCGACGGCATCCGGATCCGGGCAATCTCCTGCAGGTTACGGGCGAGTTGCGCAGATTCCTTGACCGCCTCTTTGAGTTCTTTGACGGTTTCAGTAAAGATGCCGTCAATCCGTGGCATCCGGCGCAGCTGATCAAACTCCCGTTCCGTTGCCTGGAGCCCTTCGCGCAGTGGACGGACCATGTCGCCGGAAATGCGAATCGCTTCAATAGCACGGGCGGTATCATTGATTTTTTCAAGGTTATCCAGGACCTTATGCGTCACCGTGTTATAACTGGATTCAAGCTTCGCTTGCAGTTCAAACGCTATTTTGTACTCTTTTCCTGCCATACGCTACTTCACCTCTTTTTCCGCTTAGGCTTTTGCTGCTGAGGCTTATCCCGTTCCTTTGCCATGTCATTGGCATCCTCAATCCACTCGTACATTTCTCTCGGCGGCATGTTAAGCCAAAACGGAATTGGAGTGAAATATGCAGAAGAAAGACCCGCAGCCAGTTTTTTCAGCTTGCGCGGGCCTTGTTTGTCTGCCAGGCCTAAACGAGCAAAAAATTCTGCGCCCTCTGGCCGATTCTCTGCACGTCTTTCGCTGGCAATCTATTAAAAAACTGTACAGGAATCTTTGCAGCAACTGCGGCCACCTCAAGTTGATACGCCAGCGAGAGAGCTTTCACGAAGGAAAAATTCTTCGCTTCCGCATCGAATCGGGCGTTGATCTTCAGCAGATCATCCCCGAACAAAGCATCGAAATCCAAATTCAGGAACGTATATTCCACATCTTCAAAAACATAAGGCCGACTGAGCGTATAAACGTGCTCGCCGACCTCCACGGAAGTATTTTTTTCGTTTGTTGGCATGATCTAATCCCTCACAGTCCCAAATGCTGTCTGTACTGAGCCAAGTAATCGACTCCGTCAATCCAGCAGATGTTATTAAATTTGTCGAGCTCAAGCATTTTTACATTATTGATAAAGATCAGCAGATAATTGCACTCCATTTCGATAGAGCTTCCGGTACCCGCATTGACTTCGAAATTACCCAAGGTGGTATTCTTAGGCACTGCACGGACGCTTACTCGCACCGGGATACTTTCATATTCACCCGTAGTCGAGTTATACGCCTGCTGCGACCCTCTGAAATCAAGGGCATGGGCTTTCGGGGCTGCCAGCCGGATCATTGGAACATCCAAGGTCCGGAAGTTCAAAGTCACACCCAGGCTGCTGTAGAAACCGATTGTCGGGCTTTCAACTTCACCCGCAATCCCGGCTCCGGAAACGGTATCGCTCATGGACTCCAAGCTCGGAAGTTCAATGTCGGCTGTACCGACCCGCTCCGTGCCGTCTCTGAACACGCTATAGCCTGCTAATCTTTCAGGTACTTGTGGCATGTTTAACTCCTTTCTACGCGAACAGCGCGGTCAGATATGATGTGTCGTATTCAAGCAAGAACGAGATTTCTTGTGCCGGTCCTGGCGGCGTGATATGCAGGTGGAAAGTGAGCTTACCGGCCATCAGATCCGTAACGGGGTTTTCAGAATCGTTAAATTCCACCCGGCCACCCAGCAGAGCGCCCGAACTGGTCAAACCATTCAGCCAAATGTTCAGGCTGTCCGTAATGGTTGTGATCAGCCGTTTGTTCATTGGATCGTCAACCTTCTGCATATACGTCAGAATGACGCTATTGCCAATCCAGTTAAACATCCGGCGTATCGGAATGAAACTGTCCTTTGGATCCGTGTTTCCGGGGAACGCCCCGGTGCTATTGCCCCATGACTTCCAGCCGCTTGTTCCAAGATTCAGGGCTGTCATGATGCCCAGGCTGTTCAAGTAGCTCGCCTGATCTGCGCCAAGATACAGGTCCGTGCCATCTGCGAGCGCCGTGCCATCTGCCTGCAAGGCCTTATTAGAAGGCGAAGCGAATGGAATCCCGCCATTGGCCGCATCCGTTGTGGCAATGACCCCGGCCAACTGCGAGGAGTAATGAAACAACTTATCTCCCAGGGTCAGCATAGGATATGTCACAATTTGCAGAGGTCCCGTATAGCTGTTGTTCGACTTCCAGGCACCCGCGTCAGTATAGGCCTGCTCCGGGTCAAGGTCCGTCAACGCAATAGCTTTAAAGTTACCGTTAATATTCCCGGCCTTGGCCTTCATGACCGCCGCTACTGTCGGTAAGTGCGACCAGCCCGGAGCCAGCAGCAGATCCGGCAGGACGCCAAAGCGAGGGTATGCCTGGTTGACCAGCTCAAAGCCAGTATAGGCTCCGTCTTGAGTCACACCGCCGATGATATCGTCAGCGACTACACCCGCAGGATTCAGCTTGTCATATCCCACCTGCAGCTGCGCTATGCTGCTGTCGATAACCCCAGTGGACTTGGTAGTAATCATCACATGACCGTCTGCATCGAAGGCAGCGGTATAGTCCGTGACCTTACTATAAGTGGTCACGCCATCCGAAGATTTAACAACGATGGACGGAAGCAGCACACCTTCTACCTCCAGGGTTGCCACACGATTACTGACCGGAAGCACCGCAGGCGCGACCGCTGTTTTGTTCGTTGCTGGATCAAGCACATTGACCAGTATCATTGGGGCTTTGGCGTACAGCGCAAAATGCGAGTAAATCAGCTCGCAGAGCGTGTAATCCTCCCAATTGTCCGAGTAACCGAGCGCTGCCACTGCTTCGGCATAGGTATACACCAGGACCGGCGTATTCACCGCCACCGGGGCGGATGCTAAGTTAACCGGGGCGGTACCTACCGCAAACGGTATGCCGCTTGTCGCCTCTGTGGGCGCGAGCACGGATGTTGCCTGTTCGATGATCGTAACACCGTGTTTGAAAGCCATCGTCTAAAACCCTCCTTTCATAATCGCGTTGTAAGCTCCATACTCCGGCGTGCCGACCTGGACAATTTTGGCCTGAACCCCAGACATTTCGTCTACCGGCACAATCAAAGACGCAACGTCCGGCAGCTCGTCAAGCAGCGGTTGCAAATAAGCCGGAATGCCTCCCCGGAATACGGTAGACTGCAGCAGGCGACCTGCGCGGAGATTAGGTCCCATGTAAATCCGGGAAACGACTTTCTCTGGCACCAGTGTCTCGCCCTCTCCCTTTGGAATTACAACTTCTCCTTCAGACACAATATCGAGCGTTCCGGCATTCGGTCCGGCTGACTCTTCTTCTTTAACTTTTTTCACGTTCAAAGTAATCCCTCCTCTTGTATTGCTGGCAGCGTCCAGATCGTAGTCGCTTGTCCGTACCATTCTGGATAAGGCTGTTCCTCGAAGAACTCCCAGTCATACGGAAGGTCCATCTTGAAGCGCCTGTTAATGATCCGCCTGCTCTGCAGCTCAAAACGGACCTGCTCCATGATGCCGAACAGGTCCATAAAACCTTCCGGATCCTCCGATTTGATCCCAAACAGAAGTTTGACTGTGATTTTGGAATTGTCCTGCTGGTCTTTCCCGACATGCGGCCGGATAATGATAAACGGAAATTCACTGATATTCTCGTTATCCTTGTTCTTCGGCGGCAGAAACCCAATATGAATCGTCGGTTTCACCTGGACATTATCGCTGACCAAAGCCTGCAGGTGTTCTTTCAGTGCTTGCAGTAACAGAATGGGTGTGGAAATCGGACTCACCTCATTTCAAAATTCGTTTGATTTCATGCTCAAGGCGTTTATCCATCCGTTTCTGAGCCTCGTCCTGGATGTGCGCCAGCACCTGAGGTTCATTGAGCATGCGCGGGATCGCCGGGCCATGAAGCTCCTCAATTGGCAATTCTGGACGCTGCCCCAACCGGTTAACAATGCGGGGACGTCCGCTCTGGCCTGTCGGAAATTTACGCTTCATGACCCGGTTTTCTCCGCGCCTGAAGGTGATGAACGCCGGGCCTAAATTTTTGGTATCTCCTCGCTTGACGGCGGCCTTGATTACCTTTCGCTTTTTGGCCGGAGCCTTCGGCGTTACCTTGAACCGTGTAATCGGCAAGTTTCGTCCGCGAGCTTTGATGAAGATTTCCCCAGCATCCGGAGAAGATAACACCAGCCGAAGCCCCGCCTTCACGTCAGCTGCTTTGATGTTGTACGTCTCCTTCACCTTTCGGGCGGATTCGGTGACGATCCCCTGACCGACACGGTTTAAGGCGAGGGACGCAGCAGGCTGCATCTTGCTCCGCAGAGATTTCGTCCCTTTGATTGCATCGCTTAATCCCTCGATTTTCATCCGGCATTAACCTCCAGATAGAGCGCGAGCATGCCCCGCTCAGAGGCCACACGGATAATGTGGTACTCTACACCGTTGACCGTAATCCAGCCGTTCTGCTTCGGCACACGGCCTAATTCCTGCGCATCCACATAAAGCACATCGGCAACAAGCGAAACCCCCTCAGCATAAGCCAGGGGGTGCTTGCTGTCTGTGGCCGAATCAAGCATGGCCTTAACTGACTTCCCGTCAATGGTGTACGTTTCCGCAAACTCATTTACATTCAGGAAGACGTTCTGAATGTCGGTAGCCAGGAAGTCCTTGAAATTGGGAACGGGCATATTCATTCCGTTCCACCATCCTCCTGCAGCCAGGCTTCGTATTGCTTCAGACGCTCTGGACCATTGGACGCCGGCTCGATCCCGGCCTCAAGCAGCAATTCCTTCTGCTCATCCGCTTTCGCCGCAGCAAAGGCTTCCGCCGTGGGCCAATCCTCCCCATCGTCCGGATCTTCCGGTGGAACGTCAGAAGGGGCTGCGCTGGTATCGGATTCTTCATCCGCCCAAACCGCAAGCCCCTTCTGTACTAGCTCCGCTTCTTCCTCTTCCGTCAGCCGCACAATCTCACCGGCAGGAATCATACCGTCCGGCGTGTTGAAAACCCATTCGGAAATAATCGGCATATCGTTCCCTCCTCTACAGAACCTTAGCGACGAACCAACCATCAACGTTCATCGGAGCCGGCAGTGGTTTGGCGTGGATATTCAACCAAGTTACTGCTGGGTCCTTTTGAGACCATACATCCGGCACGCGGGAACCTTCAATGGTCTTGTGCTTGTGGTCATCACCCATCAGTGTGATCGCCCCATAGTTGAACTGGATGAATGGGCTATTCGGCAAGAAGGCGATGTGGCCAGCCGGAATGACCGGCTTCAGTGTAGGGTCTCCGTTGCCATCCAGCTCCGTGTCGTCCAGATACCAATCGTCATAGCTCCAGAACTCCACGCCCGGGAAGTTCAAGTATCCGATGTAACTGGCGCCGTTTTGGTTATCCTTAGGCGCAATGCTACCCAGCGAGAACCCGCGGTTATCCAGCAGTTTCAAAATCTGTGGATTCTCAATAAAGGCCTGAGCGACATCTGTAGCCATGAGCACGGTCCCGACAGTTCCACCCGAAGCCTTACCGACAAACTGCTTCCAGTTAATCAGATTGCCGACAGGTTTGCTTGCTTCATTGCTCCACAGATTGGTTCCAGTCAGGATTTCTTTGTTTGTCAGGCCGTAGTCAATGACCTGATTAACTCCTTCACCAATTTGCGTAACCTTCCCAGTGAAGATCAGTTCCGCAAGGGCGACTTCTTCACGACGGGTGATAATATCATCCAGATATATCAAGTCACTGGCCAGCAGCTCCTCTGCACGTTCCTCCGGTGTTTTCTCGGAGTACAGAGGTTCACCAAAGCCGCGCTGATCAATATCAATGACGGTGATGCTGCGTGCCGGCTTGATCAGAGCAGGCTCAATCACCTTCACGGAGCGTCCATCTCGGCTGACTACCTTGCCCGGAAGCAGAGGCGAAACATACGGAGCCAGGCGGCGCTTACCTTTGGTGTATTCGATTTCCACCGTTTTGGTAGGAAAGGTCTTCCCCTGAACCGTGAACCGGTCCCGCAGGAAGGTTTGCATCGGTGGAATCTGCCGAATGGCAGCAAGCAGTGTTCGAGTATCATAGTATCCCATGGTTATCCTCCTTATTTTACGACTGTCTTCACGATCAGTCCGACTTGGCGCAGCTTTTCAACATGGTCTTTGACAGCAATCGTCCCGTCGATTCTGAGTGCGGCGAGGTTGTATTCTCCGCTCAGATAGATCGATGCCGGCTGCGTCGTGGTCACGATAACCACCGGATCCGCCAGGACGCCGTAGGGAGTATCCGTTTCTCCGCCGACATAGGGTTTTACGGTATCCACTCCTGCAGCGCTCGTGCTGACATATTGCACAAGTTGGCCGCGCTTGAATGTTCCAGAGCCCTGGAAGATGACTCCCTTGGCAATGACATGCGGTGGACCCGCAAACAGATTGTCATAAGCAAAAATGTCTGTGTATTGTTCCGGCATTAGCGTGTACCTCCTCTGAGTTTTTGGGCCTTGGCAGCAATGCCTGAAGCCTGAGCCTCCGTCTTCTTCTGGTCCTTGACTTCCTTCGAGGACGGAATCAGATCGTCGGGAGCATCCGGTTCCAGATCATCAATCCCCGATTTGTCAGCATCGTTCTTCAGCTTGCCGGCCATCGCGGCGCGGCGGGCATTATCCGCCTTGATGATCTCCATCGCTGTCGCTTCTGGCGTCGCCCCCGACTCTTTGGCGGCGGTAATAATCGCGGCATTCGCAGGGGAAGCCAGATCATCCAGCGCCTTGATCCGGTCCCGCTCCGCCTGAATAGCCGCTTGATAAATATCCGGGTGTTTAGCTTTCAATTCTCCTAAGTCCTTCACAGTTTCAGCACCTCCAGGTGTTTTGGTTTTATTCATAGAACTCATTTCCGGCTCATCGTCTTCACTGCTCGATTCGTCCGGCCCAAGCTCCGACTCGACATACCAGTGATGCACGCCCATATCCTCCATCCCATCCAGCAGCAGACCATAGGTCCAGGTCAGGACAGCTTCCCGGACCTCTCCGCCTGTATGAGACGGATCATGCGGCGTGCCTACAATTACGCAGCGCTCGCCGACATCAAAGAGTGGCAGGGAGTTGGCTTCGTCACGGACATTAAGGTCTTCAGCAGCTTCCGGCAGCTTTGGCACTGAAGCAAAAGCCCGCAAGTCAAAGCGCTGACCATTGAACACGGCGATTCCGCCGCGAATGGCTGCAGAAACTTGGAACTGCCGGTCTACTTCATCCGCAAAGCCCATGGAAACCGCCTCGTCTCCGGTCAGCCATGTAGAATCATCCAGCATTGTCTGAAGTTCCTCCGGCGCTTTGCCGGTACGCTCCTGATACACGGCCACCAGGGACTGACTGATTTTGTCCAGCGTGTCTGCTGTCTTGCGCAGCTCACTGGCTTCACCCATGGTGACGGTCCATGGATTATGAATCATCAGCATGGCGCCGGTACCCATAATGATCTTGTCGCCCGCCATTGCGATAATGGAGGCTGCCGAGGCGGCCAGGCCATCCACTTTCACCGTGATCTTCGCGGCATGGTCCTTGAGATACTGATAAATCGCAAGCCCAGCAAAGGCGCTGCCGCCGTTGCTGTTAATCCGGACCACAATTTCAGATACGTTTCCCAGGTTGGCCACCGCTCGCATGACCCCCTTAGGCGTCACGGAGTCGTACCACCAGGATTCTTCATCCTCAATCGGCGCGTAAATCGTCAACTCCGCGCTGTTATTGATCTTCTTGGCGGCGAAGATCGTCGTCGTCATTTTCGGCATTCGTTTTTTCACCTCCCTCCGTTGCTGGCGCGGCGGTTAAGCCATCATCCCGGCGCATGCGTTCCTCGCGGACCAGTTGCCGGTGATTCTGTTCGAAGTCGCTGCCGTTGATTTCTGCAGCTTCCCGCTCCCGGGTACTCAATCCGTTCTCAATCCGAGTGACAGCAGCTGTCGCTTCCTTCTGCGGATCCAATTGGCCCGGTGACGGACCATGCCATTCCGCCTTCGTATAAGCCCGGCGAATCAATTCGTCATCAAAAAATCCGGGCGCTGGGATACGTCCCTTTGCTACGGCTTCTGCGAACCATTCTTCATATATGGGCTGGCAAAAATCATTTGCGATCCAGCTCCGGCGCATGCGGAACATCTTCCAGGCTTCCAGTAGTGCCGCCCGGCTGGCAGAGTATGAAGAAGTGAAGTTCTTCACCAGTAGCTCATACGGGATTTCCAGCGCGGACCCCACTTGACGGAGGATGGAGGTTACAAATCCGTCAAAGGCGGTGTTTGGGCGGCCAGGATTGGCGGTGTTGGCTGTCTCTCCAGGTCCCAAGCCAACAATTGCCCCATTGCCCAGCTCATAGCTGTTATCGTCGGTGGTATCCACTTGATCTTCCAAGTCAATACCGTCTCCCAGTGGATTACCGGCAGTTTCGGACTGAATAAAGACGGTAAACATCCCAGAAACTACGGCAGCCATCAGTTCCGCTTCCGTATAACGTCCGAGTTGCTTCAGCGATTCGATGACCGGCGCGATAAACGGAACACCGCGCCGCTGCTCCGGCCGCTCCGACTCCATCATGTGGACGACATTGCGGCGGCCGGTCTCTTCGCCAAACGCCTCGACTCTGGCCCAGCCCCTAATGTCATACACTCCATTGGCTAAGGGGTGTTTGTTGGCGAAGTGATAAGCCACAATCTCGCCGTCACTGTTCACTTCAACCCCGCCTTTAATGTCCTTCCCGCCCTTGTCTCTCGGGTCACAGCAGCGATCTGCTTCAACCAGTCGAATGCGCAGGTCATAAATGGAATGCTTGCGCGGAACCATCGGCAGCAGGCCGAACACATCCCCGCTCATGAGATAGGACAGACAGGCGAGCTGCTGCAGCTCATAGAAATTATTGATGCGATTCGCATCACAGTGAAGAGAGTCTGCCCACATTGAAAATTCTCGGGCAATGGTACGTTTTATGTCCTGGGCTTCATCCTCACTTAGGCCCAGGAAATCGGTGTCCAGCGCCGGCTTTAGCCGTAGGCCGGTACCAACGATATTTGTCCGCGCCGTTTTCAGCGCTCCGGTTGCCAGCGTAGCCCCGCCCATATACAAATCGCGTGAACGCTGCCGCAGCGTCTCCAGGTTGTCGATAATATCCTCATCCGGCGAACCCCCGCGAAAAAGCCAGCCGAGCAAAGATTTCTTTGTCCGACTGGCTCCATGATTGGCATATCCGGAGTTCATAACCTCCATTTTCCGGCGCGCGACCTGCCGTTTCAGACCACGCTCAGGGGATACCGCCGCTACCGCTCGATCGACAATGTTCATAGGTCACGCGGAACCGCACGCATTACCCGAGCGCCACGGCGGCCGGTCTGAAGCTCCAGCACCTTTTTCTCCCAATAGGCAATTTGCTGCCGGATATCCGCGATATTGGCCCGCGTTAGGCTTCGGCTTCCCAAGGAGTACGACTGCCCCGTCGAAACCGCCAAGTCCGCCGCCTGCCATGCCTTCAAATGCACTTCTGCTTCTTGCCATGTCATTGGCATACGTTCCTTCACCCCCTTTCAATTTCTAATTTTTCTCAATAGAACATTCGTTTGGAAGGAAACCGAAATATGTTGTCGAAAATAGTCAATTGTTCCTAATCATTTTAGAAAGGAGTAGGTCTCATGCAATTTGAAGGTTCAGTAATTAAAGAGCAAGGCATTACTTTTGGCATAGTCATTGTAAAACCCAGTGTTCTTCGTTCAGACTCTTCAAGCGAAGAAATGATGGGTTTTGGGGTTAGAGCTTTTGGCAGTATGCCAATCGTGTTAGCTGCTCAAGAACATGGAAGATTTAGATATCGTGGAAGACAAGATATCGTAAAGTTCCTTTCTAATGTTCACCCTTCGCAAATCCCTTGGAAGAAGTACACGATTTAATGGATTCAGGGGCGGGGCGCTCACTTCTAAGGTCGATGCGTTCCGCTTTTCCAAGTACCTTTTTTAATTGACTTGCTGTTATTGGATGAATACTATCTGCGGTTATCACCTCGATACACCTCCTCTCTTACAATCCTTTACTGATGGTCCCGCGCTTACGCTTTGGCTTCTTCGGCGCTCCTAATGACTGGCCTGAAGCCGGAGGCAGCGCATCGAGGTTCGGTTTCACGATCTCCAGCGCGGCCATAGCATAATTTCGCAAGTCCAAGGGTTCATTTCGGGCCGTTGTCTTCTGCCACTCGTACCGGGGCTGGCCCTTATAGTAGCGAAGCACCTTGCGCTCTGCCGTGAGACCGCGGAAGTATTGCTCTGAATATCCCTTGTCCGCGGCGTCCGGGAAATGGCAGTATCCCGGCCCCCACTCTTCCAGCTTCAGGTTAGAGGTGATTCGCTCTTTCCCGGCATCGACACCGACCCGAACCAGCAGGCACTTCTCCCGTTTCGTCCGGCTGTGTCCGGCAATAATTGGTTTGCCGGGCCCGCCTTCCCCTTTGATTGCGAAAATACGCCGGTGTTCCCGCCGTTTACAGTATTTATAGACCTCGGTGGTATGGTGACCTCCGGAATCGATGCACGCTGCAGCAATGACGGCAGAAGAACCATCTGCCCGTTTCCATTGACGGTCCAGATAAGTGTCCAGCTCCTGCCATATCTCAGGCAGCGCAGGATTACCGGGGATAATATGATATTGAATTCCCCAGCTCTCCTTGCCCGCCCCCCAGCCGACGACCTCCACCTCTAACCGGTTGTCCTGGGTATCCACTCCTGCCGTCAGCAGTACCGCTTCGCTGGGCACATCTATTTCTTCGCCATAATCCTCCCGGCGCTGGTAGAGCATTTCATCATCCAACTTCTCGCCTGTTTCTTCCCAGGCTTCTGCCATGACCGTATTGAAAAAGGTCTTGAGCATTTCTTTGCCGCCCCTGGTCGCTTCCCGAAATTTGTTCACGATCCGCGACCAGGAAACAAAGTGTGAAGCCAAGGCATTGAGGTGGAAGCCGCGAGTGTCAGCATGATCCTTACGGGCGACCCAAGTTCCTGCCCCGGACTTCCATTCGTGTTCCGTGGAAAGCATGCCGCAGTGCTGGCACCGATAAGCCACACTCTTGATTCGGTTGGCTTTTTCATCAAAATCAAATTCGATTCCCTTCCAGATCAACGGCTGCGGCTCCTCGCATTCCGGACAAGGCAAATGCCATTGCTCCATCGTGCTATTCTCATAAGCGAAATCGATGCGGGATGCCCCCATGACTGTTGGCGTGCTGATAAGAATCCGTTTTTTGTTCCAGAAGGTCTCACTGCGGGCTGTCGCTAGGTTGACCGGATCACCCTCAGTGCCGGCCGATTCCGGGAACCGGTCAATCTCATCCATCATGACGATGCGTATCGGGCGGGAAGCCAGCGAAGCCGGAGAATTGGCCCCCGACATGGTGATGCTGCCGCCCGGGAAGCGTTTATGCAGGATGGTATTGCCGCTGTCCTTGCTTTTCACGTCATGAACCTTGTCTTTGATAGTTGGATTGTCCCGAATCATCGGCGCGAGTCGATCCTTTGAAAAAGCCTCGGCCATTGTGATCGTCGGTTGCACCAACATAATCGGCGCCGGGTCATAATCGACAAAGAAGCCCATGACGTTCATCATCAGCGCTGTTTTCCCGGTCTGCGAAGCCCACATGAGAACAATGGTTTCAACATGCGGATCATTAATTGCGTCCATCGGCTCTTTTTGGAATGGTGCTCGACTGGTTCGCCATTGTCCTGGTTCCGATGAATCCTCTCGGGATAGTTTGCGGTAAGCATCTGCCCATTGGGATACCGTCAGGTCAGGAGGCGGGGCGATAAGCTTCGCAAATCCCTTAAATAGTTGATTAAGTTTAGCTGGTATCTTCGGCATCGGCCGTCAACCCCACATATTCCTCACTGACAGCATAGAATTTCTCCGGATCGTACTCGGAAAGCTCGGATGCCGCCTCCTTTACCTCCTTCGTAAGAAGGTCCAGCACTACCGGCAGCTCGCTTTGCCCAAGCATTTGAGGGGCTAGTTTGGAAGGCATCGCGAGAATCCGGGAACGAAAGGTCACAATCATGTCATTCATGACCAGCCTTACATCGTCGGAACGGTGTAGATCCCCCTCCATTACAGCCAATTCCAGCTCCGCTTTGCGCCGTTTTACCCGCTCATGCAGGGCTCTTTCATCAAAATAATCGACTTCAGAAGCTCCACCGCCGCTTTCAGACTGAAACTGGATATAATTTTGGATGCTTTCAGCTGCCACATACTTGCCCCGGCTACTCTTTACGATTACGCCCTCTTCAGCCAACTGCTGAATCCGGCGCGGAGTCAGGCCAAGCAATTCCGCCATCTGATTGGTGGTAAATATCATTTCGCTTTGTATATCCCCTGATTTCGCCATTAAATGCCTCCCCCTCCCCTCAAAATGACCTCATAAAATCCTGAAAACGACCAAAAACCCTTATGTATCAAGGGTTTTTGGTTTATTCATCATATACGGTTATTTATGCAATCGCCTGAATACAGAAACGAAGCGACTATTTCGAAAATAAACCTAGCCGAAAATCGGGCTCACGCGCACCCGCATTCTTTTTTATTTCCCAGAGGGACCCAGAGCTTTAATTTTGGGACGATTTTGAAGGTTTTTCGCCTTTTTCAGGTATCCGGGTTGCGCTGCAGTTTCGTCCCCCCCGTTTCATATCATTCCTCTGGCATTCCAAGCGACTACAGAATTGCTTCGTACCGGTCCACTCTCCCCACAAGCAGCTTCTGCATTTCTCAGGCTGCCGAGGTGGAACATATAACTGCCGCGGCATCTTCTCCATGATCAATCCTCCAATAAAAAAAGAGCCGCGTTACAGCGACTCTCCACCCGTCACAAACTTATAAACCAATAACCGTTTATAGGTTATACCTATAGGTGGCAATCGTATGGCAAAAATCACGTAAGAAACAAACTGGTGTTCAGTGCTTCAGTGATTTTCTTCTTCGCCCGCTCTACATAATCTTGAACACTGGATTTGCTTATGAATAGCATCATTGCAATTTCTGCGTAAGAGAAGCATTCACCTTGCGCCAGGGTATAACACTCCCGCTCCCGTGGACTTAGCGTTGATAGTGCGTCCTCCAGTTGGAACATTTCCCAATCGCTTAGGTTACTTGGACTGCCTGCTGTGCTCCTGGAAGCGAACGCCTGCATCCGCAATGGGTCCATTGGCTTCTCATTCTGATAGGCTGCCCGCCGCTCTACCCCGCGCTTGTTACCTGGTCGCCGTCCGGTGGATAACCACTCTATGACAAACTCACAATCGGAGACCATGCCGGTGATAACCTTCTTATCGTCTGCGTCAGCCCGTCTGTACGCCCTCTCAGCTCCAAGGCGGGAACGCTCGTAATTTAATACTGTCGCCTCACCTAAGTCCATCACCGACCATTGTGGCATGATCTGAACATTGTTCATCCTCTCGGCAACTCCTTTATGATAATATAGTGAGAGGAACATTTGTTTGTATACGCCCCCTGCGGACCCGGCCAAGGATTGCAGGGGCTTTGCTATGCCTATTCCTTCTTTTCGTGATTGTAATAGTGCTTGTGGATCGTCACAAAATTGAAACCGTGGAGCAGGAATGCCGCTCCTACCAAACATGCCGGTACTAGAAGCCATGCCGCTTCTGCCATACTTTTCATCCTCTCCAGAATAATATTTGGTATAATTCCTCTCCGTTTTCCTATTGATACTTCCAAGGAGTGTATCCCCATGAATTCGTTTTAATTAGCCACATCGTATTGGGAGGGAGCACTGAGGAATATTTCACTTCCAGCAGGCCGTGCTTTGTTTTGACTCTTCTCCAATCTTTCATTTCATCGAAAGATGTCATGAGCACCGTTTTATCGATGTCGTTTCCCTTTTCGATATATTTATCAAGGTCTTCGTGATCAAACTTGATAAGCGATAAATCTGCAGCTGCAGCAATGCGGGCAAGCATTTCGGATGTGAATTTATCCACGAAAATCCCCCCTCCTGCTTAATAAATCCCAGTCTTGGTACAATTGTGATAATCATGTCCGCGCCCTTTGAGCTGCTTGAATCCGTATTTAGTGCCGAACAGTCCCTTTGGAAAATATCCAACCTTCAGAAACGGGAGTTTCCATCCGTAAGACCAGTAATGGTGATGAATCCGGTGAAAGCCGGTAATGCGCTGCAAGATCCTCCAGACTCTTTTCGAAGCCTTTGATTTACGCATGTGAATTATGCTCATTGCTCGTCATCTCCATTCCCGCTCCAGATCTGGATATCAATCTTCCCTCCAAGGATCATCGCCCCCGCAAACGTCCCTATAGTCAATGAGCCGATTACTGCAAATATCAGAATAATTAAGTCTACCATTCTAGCCCATTGCCCCTTCCGCAAGCGCGTCGGCGATAAAGAAGTTCCCGTAATTGTCCCGCTCCCCTTTAGGAGCAGCTGGCCGAACCTTATGGGCTGTACCGCAGGTTCTGCAGTTAGCTATCATTTCATCTGGAAGGATATAATCCGTCCCCTTGTCGCGGCATTTTTGGTTTTTGCACCAGTAACGCATCCGGTAATGTGGGATGCCGTCCTTATACTTGATACCTGTCTTGTAATGCTCCGGTACAGTGCTGCCCTCATCCGTTGAAGCAGAACCAGTAATTTCACCAATCGGCATTTGCAGCGTCCGCTCTGAATGCATGAGAGGCGGTTTTGCGGGCTTGTACAGCTCAGGTGTTGTTGTTGTCCCCCCTGCGCTCAAAGTCGGCAGAGGAGCGGGATCTGCTTTCTCCTTCGACGCAGTTATCATGATTGCAGGAATGCTGATTGCTTCCTTATCCCCGAAGAAGCGGAACAGACCCATGACAGTGTCATTACGCTGCTTCTCATCGGAATTCTCAATCTCCAGTTCTACATTCTTATTTCCCTCGGTCATCATCAGTTTAAGATAGCTCATCATTCAACCTCTTCCCTTAGCTTAATTTAGATAATCCTATCCGTTGGATAGTTGTAGGGGTATGTTCCTACTTATAAGGATAAGTTCACAGGCTGGCGGCCCCCGCTTCGCTGGGTAATTCGGTCGGTCTCGGAGGCCTCCGGCCAAATGCATCAGTTCTCTTCACGTGCTCGGTTTGAAATCATGCTGACATGCTGAGAAAATGCAGGAGTACAGTGTTCCTCAACTTCTTTACGGATTGAGTTTATTACGCTTAATAAATTCTCAATGCGTTGTTCTAATGGGTGGACTTTTTCAGCCTGATCAATAAGCCATTTTACCTGTAGGTTCAATAATCCGTCCTTCAGCTTCTCGTCAAACACTTGCTTGATAAGCTTTAATGCCTCCTCTTCATTCATCGCACTCACCTCGGAGAATTGGATTCTAATATCATCTATGCTTAACAAATAAATCGGCTTTCCGTACTGTTCGATAATCTCCCGCACGCTTTGGATGCCATTTTTGGTAAAAGTCTGCAAGGTATCGTCTAACTTTACGCATTTCACGTCCTCGTCTTTCGCGTTAATTCCTATTTCTTCATCGCATAATAGCTCGCGGGCTGACTCTTCGGTTTCAGCGATAACCAAATCTTTGATGTATTTGTTCCAAATGATGGCGTACATATTTAGGCTCATGATTCCTTAGCTCCTTCCCCGAACGCTGTCCGACAATAAGCCAAAATATCTTTAAGCCCGGATTGGTAACCGAATTTGTCATCATCACTCAATGCAGCCCGCGCTCTGTCCATGATTGATTCAACAGATCCAGCAAACCGGTCAAGCCGGACTATGGTCTGCTGTGCCTCCGATAGCGCCTTAGATAACCGCCCCGCTTCAGTCCAAGCAGCGTCATATCCGATAGTAAGCAGGTTAAAGGTGCTCATCATGTCATCAGTGATGTACTCTTCTGTTTCATAATCCCCGCCTTCATCCCGCCATAATTCTACGACACGTTCATCAAGCTCCGTTATTGCTTCTTCAGGCAGACGGGCGATTGTAACGGGTAAGGAAACTTTGCCTGCATCATTCATGGTAGTACCCCTTCCCAGTTCCACAAGCTCAGCTGCCCCTTGGCCGGGATCGGCTCTGACAACATCCGGACATTATCAAGCTGCCATGCATGCCGGCCATGCCCAAACCAACCGAACGCCTTCTCTTTATCACTGATGCTCAGGTTATTTTGAATTGCTCCGATTGCCTCATATTCGATAATTGGAGTATTCCGGAGCAATACCCCGTCTTTCACATCCCACTTCCAGCATTCCAGCAGATAAGCTATCGCCACCACCGCGCCGGTAGGTAGGTTGTCGGCTGTGTAACCATGTCGGGACAGCGCTGCTTTAATCTCCGGTATCTCACAGGCTTCCTTATCTAATCGCTTGCCGGCGTGAATAGCCAGCTCGCCGCGGTGCTTGATAGACCGGCTGCGGGTTTCAAACTGTTTCTCGCCCAGAGCGATCAGCATCGCCCAGGGCTGCATGATAGTTATGGCTTTCATGCCTGTGCCTCCTCATTATTACGATTTGCATATTCTTCTTGATGAGCTTTCCTAAAGCAAGATCTGCATAATATACTTTGATCAATGAATTGCGGCCAAGGAAATATGCTTCCTTTACTTGCAGGATCTCGAGTTTCTTCGCCACACTTCTCGCAATTTACATATACAATCTTACTGGCGCTATAACTCGGATCAAATTCAACTTCTACTTCGAACTCCATCCCGCAGTTATCGCATTCATGGTCAAATTTGTTATCACTGGGCAAATCAGTTGTTCCATCTGACATATCGTTGTCATAGCCACAATAAGGGCATTCAACATTATCATTCATTGCATTCTCTCCTTCGCCACATCGTCGGAATGCGCATTAATCGATCTTGATTCCTACATGATCCTCCAGGCTGATCGGCTGCTTCCCCTTCATGAACATGGTGTGTCCAATCTGTTTCTCAAGCTCAACGTAACTGCGGTATAAGTCTGGGTTGCAGACGGCCCCATGCCGGAGGTCATTGACTGAACCCATGATGCAGAACACACAGCTCAGACGTTCATTGCCGTCAGCGTATGCCCAGAACGGTTCCTGCCCAGCATCTCTAATCACCTGAAAGACCTGCTCAGTAGTTAAATCAAAAATCGGCATCCAGTTGTATACGTCACGGCTCCGGCAACTCTCAGAAACGTTATATTGAAACGGCTGTTTCTTAGCTCTGGCTGAAGACTCTTCTGCCCGAATCCCCATGCAGTTCACCGCGATGGAAGCACCGCGCTGTTTAAGGTCATTTCGGATAAACTTAAATATCGGACCGCGTTTTAGGTCACTGGTACACTGTCTGCATGATGATGAAGGCCATTTCCCCCGATCCTCGACCATGCCAAGCAGCGTCTTCACCTCACCGTTCAGCTTAATTGCTCTGACAACATTCACAGGATGACGGGTATGGGTAACGATATGGTTTTGAATCCCAGTCCATTCAACTTCACCCAAATCCGCATGAACCACGACCAATTGTTCATCTGGAATGAAACCCTGGAGCAAGGCATACATTGCTTGCGAATCCTTACCACCTGAATGAGAGCAGTAGAATATTGCTCCAGATTCTACTAAACCAGCAATCTCTTCTGGTAGATTCATAATCATGACCTCCCCTTGATACGCCGTATGCGTCTACTGAGACATTACTCTCTCAGCCTGGATGTATACCTCGCCTCATACTCAACTTCTACAATGAATTCGGTGTCACAGACATCACAGGTAACTTCGTGTTGCCTGCTTTCGTGCATACCATCATCAGAACATTCCGATCCGCACACTGGGCACAGAACATCTGCCGTGTACCAGCAGTCGCTTTCAGAATGTCCCCGTTCCCGAGCTTCTTCGAGAGCCTGTTGTTTGTTCTCCTCATGTTCCCGCTCTGCACAGGGCTTGCATTGAAATCCGTTCGGTCCACCCCAAGGAGTATCCTTCAGATCAGTCCGATGTGTGCCGCAGGTCACGCATCTGTCGTGCTCATAGCAAACAACATAAGAGTAAGGTTTATCGATACCCAGGCATTTGTGACATCCACAAACCCAATACCATCCATCTTCAAATCTTTCAGCGTATAGCCCCTCCATCGGCGGTGAAAGGCGGACTACTGGCAAACCGTTCTGGTGAAATGGCTCATTCCAAATATTCGTATGACCTGCGCGTGTGCGCTGGGTCCATTCCTTCGGTATTTCAGGGATTAGTATTTTCGTATCTTTCACTTCTTCCACCTCCATTCTTCGGATGCAGTTATGACCAGCCGGCCGCTGCCGTCATTGGTCTCAATCGTGTATTGATTGCGTTCATCAGGCTCACCGGAGCGGTACCAGGGGTTAATGCTGAATGATAGCTCCGGCTGCCGGTTCAAAAATGCCGCTACAGTGTTCCAGGCTCGCTGTACATCTGGAGGGATGTTTATCTGACCCACAAAATCAGCTCCTTATCCGTATATGACTTGATTGATCAGCGCTGCTTCTTCTACAACCTGAAGAACACGAACGGGCAATACGATATAATCTAAATCCTTGTACAAGATTGGCGACTGCGGGCCGGATGTCAGAATTTCACCTTCGTAATCGTTATGATTAATGGTCTTCAGATTGCGCTCTGATACAAAATAGAGCGTTTCTGCGTTTTTGAAGACCCGCAGCAGCAAATCGCCGCTTTCCTTGATGATGGGAGTCTTGATTCCCGGCGTTCCCCGCTCGGCACCTTTATAGATGGTTTGAAAGTCCGGAACTTTCGGATCTGAAAGGACTTTATCAAAATAGAACTTCAGGCACGTTCCATCTTCCGGCAGCTGGCCGAATATCATGAACAGTGTTTTCAGTACCTCTTCAGGGATTTCAGTGAACCGGATTACCCAATGGCGATTAGAAATTGCATATTGTCCATTTTCGAAAGACCAGAGCATGATTTTCTTGGAATCCCTAATTTGGCTGCACAAGCCTTTAATATTAAGTCCCGCGTTTGAGTGTTTCATGTTCTTCAATCCTTTCAGGTATAGTTAATTGCTCCGCTTCCCAGCCGCAGCAGGGGCAGCGGAATACGTTCTGCTCGATCTCCTGCATATCCGCCGTACACTCCAGACACACCAGAATCATGGTCCCCGCTCCGTTTCGGCCAGCTCGCCGGGCGTAAGTCGGCTTCTGTCGATTTGATCAGGGCCACGGGCATACAGCGGGGCGTAACTGTGCGGCGGGATCGCCTTCGGAACATGAAGGTAAGCTGCCGGCTGCTCACCTGCTGCAACATGAGCGCCAAGCTCTGCACAGCGGAAGCGGGGAAGGAATATCCAGCCTACCGGACGCGCTGGGCGCCATCCGGGGCCACCGGTGACGTATACCGGCTTCCTGCAGGCTGCCGCCTCGGAGCGGGACAACCATCCGTTCTGATCAACCATAGGCCATTTCCCGCTTGAGGATCGGCCAGAGCGGTGTTAGATGCCGGATCCGGACGTAACGGCAGCGTTCATGCTCCGGGATCTTGCCTGCGTAATACTCCAGCTGCTCATGCATGATGATATCCCAGCAGTGCCGGCACACCGGGACAGTCGCCCATGTGGTTGTGGCGTCGAGCTGGCAGGTAGGTACTGAGCACATTTTTCTCAATGGTTTGGCCCCTCCCCTCTATCCCGTTCTTCTTGGAGAAGCTTCTCTTCCTTTTTGGCCTTGAGCTCCGCGAGCAGCTTCTGCTGCAGGGCGATATCCTCCGGAGTGGGACCGTCCGTCGTCGGCTTAACGATCTCAATGTGCGGCTTGCCACTGTATCCACCGCGGGGCCCCCTGCTGCTTGTTTGCTCGGGCGGCTTGTCCTTTGTCCAAGGCTCGTCAATCCCATCGGCCTTCCAGCGCTTGAGGATGCCCTGCACATAGCCTAAATTCCGCTTACCCGCAAAGGATGATTTTTTTATAGCCTCACATACCCAGCGCTCGCTGTACGTAGCTATCATTTCCTCCAGACTTTCCTTGTTACTGGGACTGATCAGCCCAAATCCCTCGGCTTCAAACATCTTGAAAGCATCGAGAATCGATGGAAGAGGACCACCACCATAAAGGTATTCATCCTCTGCTGCATCAGGCGAAGCCGGCATGCTGCCTTCAGTTCCTTTCTGTTCTTGTTCTGTTCCCTTCTCTTCTGTTCCGTTCTCTTCAGTTCTGTTCAGTTCAGTTCCCTTCAGTTCAGAGGGAAATTCTTGGACATTCCCGGAATTTCCCGGAAAGTCGGGGAATTTAGAGCGTGTCCGCTTGTGTAATCCCTGCTGATGCTTTTCAAACTGCTGAATCTGGACGACTTTTTCGCCGGAAACTTCATACCACAGAATCAGCCCTTGATGGTCCAGAACCTGCAGGGAATCGCGTATATCCTTAATGGACTTGTCCAGCATCGGTACAACTAAAGCCTTGATCTTGCCCGGGGAACCCGCCAGGCGCCCGAAATCGTCTGCATGGGGAATCATCCAGGTGTATAGCAGCATATCGAATATATCAGGCAGCTCGTTGACCTTCTCCGATATTGAAATTACTTTTGAGAGCATTCTTTTTTCAGCCATCGGCAGCGCCTTCCTTGTTGTTATGGGAATTTCCCGGAAGTTCCGGGAAAGCTCGGGAATAGAATTCCTCACGTTTGTTGATTGCCCACTGCTTCCCGCCGGCAGTGTAATCCACGTAATGGTGACATGTACCGCTGTTGACGCTGGGACCGCAGAGCATAGCAACGTCATTGACGGTGGTTTCTCCCTCGATCTGCCAGCGACGCAGCAGGTGGGCGCATTGCAGACCCTCCGTGCTTCCGCATTGTTCGCAGCGGCCCCCGGATCTCTCCAGCGCTGCCGCATACACTTCCTTGCTGATAGCTCCCCGCTGTTTGGCTGTGGGCTTGTTACGCTTATGCTTCGGTTTCGGTGCAGGATGAAACCCAAAGCTAACCACGGCGCCCCCCGCCGAACATGAGATGATTAAGACACGAATAATTGCAGCAAAGCGCACTTCCATAGCGCACGGCCGGCTGTCCGGACAGGATAACCCGGCGGCAATACTGATCCGCGCAGGTACCCACGATGACAAATTTCTCCTTATCTGCTGTTTTCATTGCTTTTTCCTCCGATCCCTGATAAACTGGCCGTAATCTATTTTTTCAAGCTACAGTCCGCGGCTCCTAACCCGTTGGGCTGTTTTTCGTTTGTCCACAGGTTATCCACACTGGGCGGCGAACTCGGCCGGGCTGCTCCAGATGGTAAGCAAATCGTCTCGGTGCTGCCTGAACATCTGAATGGCATGTTGCTCATTCGTTTGATCACCCCGCAATCTCGCATCTTTGCTGGCCTCCAGCCAATAACGCATTTGATAACGGCATTCCTTGGCGTCTTTCATGCCCATCCCTCTCCCTTGAACTTATTGATAAAGTAGATTTGACCTTTGCCGGTGACTTTGGTTGTCCGGGTAATGCGGCTGCTTCCGTCCGGATTGATTATGGTTCGGGTGCGGATCTCGAAGAGCTCCAGGTCCATGGCCCGCTGAGTAGGAATGTTATAATAATCGCCCTTCGACCCCATAAACCCGCGCTGCCGGAGAATTTTGAACAGTCTGTTCTGACCAATATCCATTCCATTCTGTTTCAGCAGTTTCGCCAGCTCGCCGATCAGGATGGTAGTCGAAGAAACTTCCACCGATTCGGCATACAGCACCTTGGGCTTGTCCTGTTCCACCTTCACTTCCAGCACCCGGCGAGCTGCCCGTTCCTCCTTCAGCTTGGTTACTGCCTCAATGAGCAGGTCAGGGTTATCCAGTAGCTCGTCAGCAGCATACATGCCTGTCTTCCGGATGGACGGAAGCACCTCGTCGAATATCCAGCGCTCGAACCGTTCTGCCTTCGCCTTGACTGCCAGGCTGCGGGATTGGTCTGCAGCTTTGACGATCAGCCGGTATACATCGCCCTCCGGAACAATTTTTGCATCCTGTTCTCCGCCTGTTGTAAGGACACGGTAACTTACCGCCCCCTTGCAATGAGCTGATACCGCTTCGTAAGGCCGGGCGTACTCAAGGGACTTCGCAACGTCGTTGCCAACAAAGTGAGTCTTTCCGGCGATATCGATCGTGCGAATCTCCCCAAACTCAGGGTGATTGAAGATAGTCGGTCGGTTATTCATGGTGTCTCCCCTTCCAGCGATGTGATGTACCGAAACTCTACATCGTTGATAATGACCTGCATCTGCTTGTCCCCTGCATAATGCCGACGGTACATTGCAATGAGTTGCCGCAGCAGATCTGGCGGCGCCCCTGCATCCAGGCAGGATTGCATCGTCACCTGCATGCTGTAGACATCATTACTCTGCTTCAGGTGCTGCTGGCCGCCCCAGCTGCCGGCAATTATACGGCGTTGTGATTCATGGATAGCAGCGTTGTCTGGCTTCTTGCTCATACCTCTGCTCCCTTCCAGGTATAAAACCCTATGATGTGGTTATTATGGCTGATAGAGTGGCTACACCGAATTGCAACTCGCCCTCTCTTGCTCAGCGATCCAGTCAATCAAAGTTGATTTCTGGATACGCAGAGTTTTACGCACTTTGATGCTTTCGATATCCCCTGATTTACACCATCGATAGATGGTGTTTCTTGAAACTCCTAGATATGCAGCAACCTCATCTGGTTTGAGCAACTCTGGCATTTGGCTCACTGATAACGATTTTCGGCTGAGCATATTTCACCCCCCCCTCTAATTCTTTTGTTTCAGCGAACAATTCCAATACAATGCTACGAAGCAAAGCCTCTTTTCTTGTCTGCTTATCGTTTACTGACAAGGCTGTCACCTCCATAAAATCGCCTATTTGTTGACTTCTTCTTCAAAAAAAATTGTCCACTCCACACCTAAAAGGCTAGATATACCTTTTGCCAATTCCACAGAAGGTACTTTCTTGAAATTTTCCACTGAATTGTAATGTTGGCGTGAGATTTCAAGTAGCTCCGCCATTTCTTCTTGAGTAAGTTCTAATTTTTTTCTTTTGATGGCGACCACATTAATATTCAACTTATTTCCTCCTTCCGCTTTGTCGCCTAGGCGTTGACTTAACAATAAAACAACACTTAGGCGATGTCAACCCATGATTTACATTGTTTTTTGTTTATTTGTCGCTTAATTGTCGCTTATTTGTTGACATTAGATGTAGAAAGTAATATTATGTTTCCAATGAGATACATAGGAGGAGTTAAATTGTACGGTCAAAACTTACGCGAATTAAGAAAAATAGAAGGATGGACCCAAGAGGAAGTTGCAAAAAAAATTGGAATTAGCAAGCAAACTTACTCTCACTACGAGAATGAAAATAGGAAGCCAGGGCTAGAGACTATAAGAAAACTCGCGGGAGTTTATCAAGTAGACATTGATAAAATTTTCTCTGACACAGATATTGAAAATTTAACAGTTAAAGAAGAGGTTGATATAGCTAAGAAACTGGAGGACATGATGAACGCTCTTGAGGGGAATGACTCCTTAGCCTTTATGGGAGAGCCTATGGACGAAGAAGACAGAGAATTGCTGCGTATTTCACTTGAAAATGCTTTACGGACTTCTAAACAAATGGCTAAGAAAAAATTCACTCCCAAAAAACATCGTTGATCTTCGGAGGTATTTTCAATGGACATTGTCCAGAAGCTGGTTAAAAAACATGAAACAAATAACCCTCTAACATTAGCTGAGATTGCCGGCGTAGAATTATACTTTGAAAATTTGGGCGAAAATATTTGGGGATACTACACCAAATTACACAGAATACCTCAAATACATTTAAACAATCGATTAAACAGACCACAAATCATGTTCGCAGCTGGGCATGAATTAGGACATCACTACATACATCCGCACATCAACACACCCTTTCTTAGAAAAAACACCTTATTCTCTTTGAATAAGATCGAGAGAGAGGCTCATAAATTTTCCATACGCCTTATGGTTGCATTAGAAGTCCCAATGACAAATGAAACCCGTGAATCATTTTTAATACGTTGTGGGGTTCCTTATGAGTTTCATGAGTTTTATTAACAATTTTTAACGGAGGTATTGATATGGCTAAAAATCCAAAAACGCCAAAAGAAGAACCGAAATATCCTGGCGTTAGGCCTAGAAATGGAAAGTTCCATTACCGTTATAGCATTATCAACCCCGAAACTGGAAAAAGAAAACAAAAAGAAACACCTGGTTTTAATTCTGCTAAAGAAGCTTTCCAAGCTGGCATCGAGATTGAAGCAGACTTAAGGAAAGGAACGTATATTGAAGAGAAAAACATCACATTTTCTTCGTATGTTGAAGATTGGCTTGAGATGTACGAGGCTCACGGAAATGTTAAAAACTCCACTGTATTTTTAAGAAAAATCAATCTTGAAAAAGCAGCCACTTACTTCGGAGGATTGAAGTTAAGGGAGATCACAAAGAAGCAGTACCAAGGTATGTTGAACGATTTAAAACGAAATAAATTATCTTATAATTCAATTAATTTAGTACATGTATCCGCAAAAATGTTATTCGATTCGGCTGTTGAACAGGAAATTATTAAAACCAGCCCGACGATCGGTGCGAAGTTACCGTCTTTCCAGAAGACTGTGGAACAGTTGGAGTCAGGAAGCGATTTACCTAAATACTTAGAGAAAAAAGAGTTGTCTGCTTTTTTGGAGGTCGCTAAAGAAATAGGGACTACGCAAGAATATGCATTGTTTTTTTTACTCGCCTACACCGGCATAAGAATAGGTGAAGCGTGCGCTTTGAAATGGAAAGATATTAATAAAACAGAAAAATACATTTCAATAACCAAAACACTTTATGTTAGGGAAGGTGTAGAGAATTTTGTTTTGAACACACCTAAAACGAGATCATCAGTCCGTGAGGTAGAAATAAGCGATAAGGTGCTTGAAGTTTTAGAAGCGCAGTACGCTTGGCAGAGGGAGCTAATGATGTCTAAAAGAAAGACATATTACAAAGCCGGAAACTTCATCTTTGTAAACGATTTAACTAAGCCGGGTTATCCCATGATTCACGAAGTCCCCCAAAGACGAATGAAGGATTTTCTTGAGACGGCGAAGTTACCAAAATCATTAACACCCCATTCACTACGTCACACTCACGCTTCATTACTGGCTGAAGCTGGAGAAGATCTGGAAGTCATTCAAAAAAGGTTGGGTCACAAAAATGATCAGATAACCAGGGATATATATACTCACGTCACCAAGAAAAGGAAAAAGGAAGCTCCTTTGAGATTTGAGAAATTTATGGATGGGGTATAATGTGGGAAAAGCGTGGGAAGGGTTAGTGCAATGGCTTATAAATTAAGGCAAAATCATACATCGGATAGGTTCAATACGTATTGTATCAGTAACAATCTTATGTCACATATCACCTTTTACAACACGTTTTTCATTCATTTATTTTGTATCATTAACACCCAAAAAAAACGTTAAAAACCAACTGTTTTTTTACTCCCTGTGGGAAAGTTGTGGGAAGGAGCGGAAGTGGTATATCTTTAATTAGAAGTCCGAACGCAACATTATATCTTTTTGTCTTCTGAAAAAAATTCTTCATGTATTCCTTTCTCGAAATCAAAAATATCAACAACAATATTTCTAATTTCCTTGGCAGCCTCTTCTCTGCTGAAGCCATCATCGCCATTCTCCAATTGTCCAATTAGAAACATAAGATCAGATCTCACTCTTGCAATGAGTGATAAGTCATTAATGTCAAAGTATTTCATTTTGATCGCCCCTAATTCTGTAGTGTGTTATAATTCGCTCGTTATTAACCTTTTCCAAAAGGAGTATGGCGGCGATGGCACAGAGTCCCCTCGGGAACTGCCAGCTGCAGGACTTACTCGACGAGAGAGGAATTACTCCGGCAGAGTTTGCTCGCCGAGTAGGTTGGTCTTCTCGAATGGTCTATCATTGGTGCAGCAATCAACGAAAGATGAGCCTTGAGGCCGTGTATGCTGCATCACAGATATTAGAAGTTCCAATGGAAGCACTGTACGATTGGAACAAGTCGAGTAAGTAAGCGCAGGCAGAGCGACAATAGTCGCGCTCCCCGTCCGGAATTCGAACCTATACGTTCGCTTATACACATCTTAAAACTATTTCGTGGAAAACGCTGTCGTTAAATGTCGAACATATATTCGGTAATTAAATACAAACTTTAACAGTTAAGACCATATTCATATAACAAGGAGCACAACACACCTGAGGGGCGGAAACCACATGCCAGACTACGATTATCATTATGGTCGGTACAAAGAGCACTTTGAGGATTTGAAAATAGAGGGTAGAGGGTACTATGTATCCAAAGAAATCGCACAAAATCTCTTCACAAGGTATTTGGATAATATTGTTACCCTCCAATATAAGGACGAGGAAATAATCGTTAGAGTACGGGCGCTTAATGCCGCATACAATGTTGTATTTCCTAAAGAATATACCCCTGACTGATGATGTCCGGAGGGGAACCGGACGAAACTCACGCTCCAGATTTGGGGAGTGAGTCGCGGGAACCCGCTACGAGGGAGCAGCGCACGCTCCCCTTCACATATATTGTTCTTTGTAAAATACATAGATAGTCTTACCTATATCTGGTAGAATAAATTTGAAATTATTATCAGATTTAGGGGGAAGAAGATTGAAAAAGCCGATTTATAAGAAATGGTGGTTTTGGGTCGTACTAATACTTGTCATTGGTGCGATTGGAAATATGGGCGAGAACGACAAATCAACAGATCTAGCAACGCCTTCAGCAAGCGTGGAACCTGCTAAGCCTGTTATAGCAGATGCTACTATTGAACCTACTGAAGCTCCTACGGAGAAGCCCACTACTGCTCCTACCACTGAACCGACAGAGCAACCAATACCCGGAACAATTGGTATGACACCCGAAGAATTCAAAGCGGCATTTAATAAAGTTTCCAGTAATGACAGTGTTAATTTTAAAATTAACGAGTTGACCGTTGAAGAAGGAGAGGAACAAGACACCTTTACGTATGCCCTCGCAAACGACTATGGATTTACCGCCTCTATAAATAAGGCGGATGGTTCAATCAGAGAGGTTATATTAATCGGATCTCAATTTGAAAGCCCTGATTCAGTAATGAATTATTTTACTGCCATAAGCACTACAATAAAGGCAACAACACCTGATCTTGAGCCCGAGGATATTCAGAAAATGTTTAAAACTCTTGGTATCCTTGGTGAAGGTGCTGATCTTACAGATGTGGATACCGAAGTTGTTCGAGATAATATTAAATATAGCCTTAGAAATACCGGTCAGTTAGGGGTATGGTTTACAGTTAGCGATGCAAATGAGTAATAAAAAAAGCCCTGCAGACCAATTATGGCCAGCAGGGCTTTCATAATCCCAAACGCTTGGGAATTTACAACTTCGATTTCTTCTTCTCTTCTCCCTCATACTCATACCACGCTTTTTCAATGGATGCCCGGATCTCTTCGGGCGAAAACGATATACCCAGCAGCGCAAGCTTGTCAGAGACATACTGCAGCGCCTTGTTCATCTTCTCTGATCCTTCCAGCTCAGCAAACGCCGTCTCCGCGTAAAGGTAAGCCTCCAATGCCTTCGACCACAGCAAGGCCTGCAGCTTCTGTTTGGCGTCCGCCTCTGCCGCCGCCTTCTTAGCCTTGATCCACGCCCCCAACGCCCGCCAGTGCCGCAAAGCAAAGGCTATGATGATAAGTGCTACGGCGCCCACCAGGTAAGTCAGCAAGTTGTCCGCGATGTTTTGGTATACAGTATCCATGATTACTTAGCCCCTTTCTGCTGCGCAGCCAGCCCCAGCCGGTACAGAATCGTAATCAGCCGAGCCTCGGTATAAGTGGCCTTGTCCGGCGTATCAATTACCGGCTTGCCATTGATTACTGACGGAGTGTTTGCAAAAGCATTAAGCGCATCTTCCGCCCATACTGGTGGGTTAGTGTCGGTCAGCTCCAGCAATAAGGCGCTCAGTTCCTTAATTTCTCCGGCCTGCTGCAAGGCCTGTTCCTTGAGTACATCCCTGCTGTTCGTCAATGCTTTAACCGTCGCCTCTAAATCAGTAATGCGCTTTACGTCTTCCTTGGACAATTCGTCCGCCTCCTCCATATATTTATCAATTACAGCGAATGCTTTTTCTATTAAGGACGCTGCCGGCCTCTTTCCCTGCCGCAGCTGCGTGGTGGTAAGATCAAACACCATCTCCAGGTGAGGCATATCCTTGAAAGTACGCCAATCTCCGCCCCAGGCAAAGCCCAGCTTTTTAGCTTCTTCTACCACTTCTGACCAGTCTGGCAGGCTATCCTTGTCATCGTCCCGCAGGGTATCCCAGGACACGGTGCGTCCGTTCGGCAACAGCAGCGCAAAATCAATCGCCCAACCGAAATTATGATTACTGTAGCCGCCCCGCGCATTGGTTACAACGTCCTCTTTGGGCTTCGCGGTTACGTGAGCCAGCCCCACGGCAGCAAGCTGCTGGGCGGTCCGACCTTTGGCATACAGGTTATCCTGCTCCGGAAATGTCCGGAATCCTTGGGTGATGATGATATACACCCCGCGGTTATAGCAGCCTGTTATCAGCGCAATCATTGCCGCAGC